GCCGTAGATCAATCAATAGCTGACTTTAATACCACTGCATATAACCGAGATTTAATTATTGAGTTACAACATAAATTAAATGAATTAAAGAAAAACTAACCAACACTTAATAAGGAGATAATGAATATGAACACAGACCTAACTAAAAGAGAAAAACAAGTATTAGAGTTATTGTCTAGTGAACATCTTTGGAAACCACCATCTGGTAGAGTTATATCTAAGATAATAGGAATACATTTTAGTCATGTTTATATTTTAATTAAGTATCTTAAACTAAAAGGATTTTTAGATGAGAGTGGAAAGCCCTTTGAAAGAAAAGATGCTAGTAGAAAAGTTAACACACTAAAACAAAGTATTTAAGGAGATAGTAAATAAACGACTTGCGTATAACCACTCGTATCATCTATACTGGATTATTACCTAACTCTAGTAATAGACAGGAACAACATGGCAAAGAAGAAAAAAGCAAAAGTTAAAAACGGACGACCTTCAAAATACAGTCCAAAATATATACGGACAGTAGAGAAATATATCTCTGAGATATCCCCCACTGCAAACACACTACCAAAGATAGTTGATATAGCTATTATCATTGGTGTACCAGAGAAAACACTCCATGCTTGGGCTAATGAGAATGAAGAGTTTCGTAAGTCTTTAGATAATATTAAGGATGAACAGCGAAAAATGTTGATTGATAGAGGTCTGTTTGATAAGGATGTAAATTCGACAATCACTAAGTTAATGCTAATGAGTAATCATGGCATGAGAGAGAAAAGCGACACTGACATTACGACTGATGGAGAGAAGGTTGTAGTCGGTTTCAACTACACCAAACCAAATGAAGATAACCCCAACAATAAAGCCTGAGTATAAGCAACACCTTGCCTATGAGAAACTATTCGATAAAGTAACTCATTATGTTGGATTCGGTGGTGGAGCAGGTGGTGGTAAATCTTGGCTAGGTGCTGAGTGGATAATTACCATGTGCTATATGTACCCCGGAACTAAATGGTTTATCGGCAGAAATAAACTTACTAATCTAATGGGATCTTCTTTCGCCACTTTTATGAAGGTATGTGAATTTCATGATATCCCTAGAAGCGACTGGAAACTAAATGGTCAGTATCACTACATACAATTCAAGAACGGTTCAAGAATAGATCTACTTGATCTCAAACTAACACCGTCAGACCCTCAATTCCAAGATCTAGGTTCAACTGAATACACTAGCGGATGGATAGAAGAGGCAGGTGAGATATCTTTCCAGGCTTTTGATATGTTGAAAACTCGTGTCGGTAGGTGGAAAAATAAAGAGTATGGATTATTCCCGGCTAAGATTCTTCTAACAATGAACCCTGAACAAAACTGGCTGTATCGTATCTTCTATAAACCCTGGAAAAAAGGTACTCTAGGTACAGACTATGCTTTCATTCAATCTCTTTATGGGGATAACTCATACACTAGAGATGAATATGAAGAACAATTAAGTAAAATTAGCGACCCAATCATGAAGGCTAGGTTAAAGGTTGGGAATTGGGAATATATGGCAAGTGATAATGCTCTTTGTACTTACGATGCTATCAATGATCTCTTTACTAATGTACTGGAAAAATCAAACGAAAAGTATCTCTCGGCTGATGTTGCAAGGTATGGGTCTGATAAGACCGTTATCGGTACTTGGAAGGGCTTAGAAGTTAATAAAATCATTTGGAAGGTCAAGCGAGGTGTAGATCAAACCACGACTGATATTAGAGATCTACTTAGAGGCGATGCAATCCCCTATTCTCACGCTATTGCTGATGATGATGGAGTGGGTGGTGGTGTTGTAGACAACTTGAGGGGAATCAAGGGATTTGTAGCTAATAGCTCACCAATTAAAACAGAGCGAGAAGAAGACGAAAAACTACCAACCCAAAACTACAGAAACTTAAAGAGTCAGTGCGGATTTATACTGGCTGAAAAGATCAATAACCACGAGATATCTATCACCGCTCCAATCGATGATGCTACTAAGGAAGAAATTATCGAAGAGTTGATGCAGTTAAAGAGAAAAATAACGACTACCGAACAGAAGCATACTTTAGTACCAAAAGATGAAGTCAAAGAAGCTCTAGGTAGATCCCCTGACTTTTCTGATATGCTTATGATGCGAATGTATTTTGAATTAAAAGAAGTCGAAGATTTCGTTCAACCCACTGATGTTGGCGGAATGAATCCTTACATACCGGGAACTTTGGCTTAGACTTGCCTTCAAATAGTATTATGTAGGAGTATAAGTATATGACAGAAAAACACATTACAGACGAGATGCAAATGCTCCTGAACAATAAAAAGTCAGGATATAACTACCGAGAACGAAGACACGACCAATGGAATGAAACCTACACTTTATACAGAGATACGGTTATCACTGATCGCTTAGTTCAAAGACAAACAGTAAACATCCCCTTGATGAAGCAGACCGTCAGAACAATTCTTAAAGATATTGATGATATGCCGGTGCTTTACTACGAGAATTTAGATAATGATAAAACAGCAGAACAATTTAAGAACGAGTTTTGGAACATAACTGTTGAAGAAAACAACATGACTGTTCAAGACATTGTTGATAAGCGACAAGTCTTACTATTTGGAAGATCATTCGACCAATGGCAGATTATGGATGGAAGAATCAAGCAGACAATTCAAGACCCTATGGATCTATTAGTCGATAGATATTGTGATCCAACCAATTTAGACTCCTCAAGATTCCTGATACATCAACATATTTTCACACCACTCTCTGTTATTGAGAGAAATGATGACTACGATAAAGAAGCAGTTGCAAGATTAAAGACATGGTATGCAAGTACGATGGGTTTGATTAAATCAACGAGTAACCAAGAATCACTAACTGATAAAAACAAAAAGATGCAGAACATGGGATTGGATGATGTCGATTCTCCAATACTAGGTGAAACAGTCGCCGAGCTAACTATCCATCTCGTATGGAGAGCAGAAGCAGACGATGAAGAAGAGCAGATTTATATGTATGTTGAGGCTGATGATCGTGAAGTCTTAATGAAGAAACCTCTTGAAGAAGTAATTGGTAAGACCAAAGACAACTTCTGGAGAAGCCACTATAACTATGTTACTTGGGGTGATGATGTAGAACGACAAGATTTCTGGTCAGATGGTATCGGTGATATTGTCAGACAACCAAATAAACTTCTCAATGTCTTTATGTCACAAGAAGCAGAAAATAGAACGCTTCGTAACTTCGGAATGACTTTCTATAATGCTAAGAATGGGTTTAACCCAAACACTTATCAAGCTAGACCATTCGGATTCTATGGAGTTCCAGGTAATCCTAAAGATCTTCTACAGAGAGTAGATATCCCTCAACTAGCTGGCAACATTGAAACAATGCAGTACATGATTCAAATGGTAGAAAAAGCTACCGGTGCTACAGCTACCCAACAGGGTAATGTTCAGACTAAGTCAGTCACTCTAGGAGAAGTAGAACTTGCTCTAGGTGAAGCCAAAGAGAGAACTAAAGGAATGAGTAAATTCTATACACCTGCTTGGAAGCGTAGAGGTTTAATTTTTGATAAGCTAATTGAAGCCGGTGCTGACAAACTAGACATGGTTAAGATTTGGAAGAAGGGTAAAAACACTAACGATCTCTATGGTAGAGAAATCTATCCTAAAGATTGGATGACTAAATCTGGCTACAGATGTAAGATCTGGACTCAAGAAGAGAAGAACTCTCAAACTACAGATTCACTACAGAAGATGAACTTGGCTAAGACAACAATGCCAGATAATCCTAAGCTAGACGAAATCTACAAGAGAAAATTATTAGAGTTTGCTGATCTTACTCCAGAAGAGAACAATCAGGTCATGGATTATGAGCGAAGAAAACAAGAACAATTCGCACAAGCCGGTCTTGGTCAAAATCAAGCATTACCTGTAACTCCTCAAGGACAACCACAAGCAGAACCAACCAAAACACCACCAAATCCTTTGCAGGGTGAGGCGGTAAACAGATTGCAAACACTACAAGGAGCTTAATGCCTAATGATATAGATGTACTGATCGGGAAACTACACAAGCATCAAATATAACAGTAGTATACGAATAGGAAAGGAATTATGGACGACATACTCAAAAGAGTCGGATTGAAATATGACGACTTAAACCCAACTGAGAAAGACACATACGCTCAGATGTTAGAAGGCTTGAAGCAGGGAATGATTACTCCCGCAATAATGCTTGATAGTATTCAAAACATGAAATATGCTGTCGAAGAAGAGTTAGTAGATACGCCGGAAAAGATCTGGTTTATATTTTCAAACAGAAAACACATCTTCCTTAAAGCAAGACTCAAGAACTATATGTTGATAGAATCATTCTTACTTACTCCTAAAAAAGCTAGAAGATTGGTCGAGAACGCTCTTGGTAATATCAAGAAGGCTTGACAAGCGGTAGTATTAAAGAATAGGATGAATATATGATTAGAAGATTTCAAGATATTTTGGTAGAAACTGTTAAAAAAGAAATAAAAGCTCTTACTCCTGGAGATATAGCTTTTCTTAAAGCTAGAAGCTCTTATCTAAACGGTGAGCAGTTAGAGAAATACGCTTCTGTTCTAAAACTAAAACCAAAAGCAAAACCAAAAGCAAAACAAGTAACTAAGAAATAATTTAACGCTCCGAAAGAGTCCAATTATGCCAAAACATAAACAACCTTCTAAAGAGGAAATGCAACAAAACATCGATGCTTCACTAGAGAAGTTAGATAAAGCCGGTGAAGCTCCTAAAGATAAAATCATGGAAGAAATTGGTGCAGAAGATCCTAAGGAAGATCCTAAAGATCCTAAGGAAGAACCAAAAGAAGATCCTATTGATCCCAAAGAAGATCCTAAAGAAGACCCAAAAGATCCTGAAGACCCAAAGGAAGACCCCGAAGATCCTAAAGACCCAAAGTTTAAGAAACGATATGAAGATTCCTCAAGAGAGGCTCAGGTTCTCTATAACAAGAATAAGAAAATGGCTGAAGCTATTGAAAAAGCCGGTGAAGTAGTTGAACCAACACAAGAAGAACTTACAGCTAAATATTCCGATTGGGATACTATGTCTGACTTTGAAAAAGACATGGCTAAACAGAATATGGCTCATGATAAACAGTTGAGTTCTCTCAGAGAAGCTACTAAAGATTTCAAAGATATGGATGCCTGGAATGGTAAAGTTGATAGCTTTATGGCTGATGCTGAAACCCTGGTAAATAACCCAGACTTAGAAGGTAAAGAAGAAGCGTTCAAACTATTCTCTAGTATGCCAACAAGAAGGGGCGTAGATTTTGATGTTTTAGTTTCCTCATTCCTTTATGAGTCAGGTAAAAAAGTCGTAAAGAATAAAGGTTCTCAGATGCCAAGTGGTACTCCCGGAGCAAACAAACCTAAGCCAAATGACGGAAAATTAACTCTCTCACAATCTCGAAGACTTAGAACAGTAAACTACAAACAATATCTTGCTGAACTAAAAGCCGGTCGTATCGCAGTCGAGGAATAAAACTGTATATATTGACAAAGCCCATAAAATCGTGTAATTTAAGTGTAACTTCCTAACCTCATAGAGCCGGTAAGTAATAGTAATAATTACTTGAAAGGATCTATGGGATCAGCAAGAGCAACAACCCTCGCACAGGGTTTCTCGAATAGACTTCTCAAAGAAATGTATGATCGATCATTGACTGATGTTATCGTCAATAGAGATTACCAGGGCGAAATCAACCAAGTTGGTTCTGTTTTGAATATCTTAAATCTTGATCGTATTTCTGAGAAGGCATATACGGGAGCAAATTTAACAGCGGATTCTCTTTTAGAGAATAACGCAACATTAACAATCGATCAGTTGAAGTCTTTCTACTGGAAAGAATATGCTATCGATAACTGGAAGTCTTACATTAAAGACCCTCATTCAACTGTCGTAGCCCAAAAAGCTGACGAACGCAATAAGAACATGGACGAATTCGTTCTTGGTCTTTATGCTGATGTTGGAGCAGGTAATCGTGTAGGAACAGATTATGATACCGGTACAGTTACAGTTGATGTAACCACTGGTTTAGTAACCGGTGATGGTACAACTTTCACTTCAGGCATGGTTGGCAGAGGCTTCAAAGCCACTGGTCACTCAGCTTGGTATAGAGTTAAAACCTTTACCAATACTACAAGTATCGTAATTGAAGATGACCTTGATGATATTGACTCAGCCTACACAGGTGGAGCAATAACAGTAGGGGCTTCCTATGTAATCGAAGCTAGCACAGCCGTTTCTATCACTACAACTAACCTCTTAGAGAAAGTTGCAGATGTTAAACAGAAAATGGATGAAGCAGAGAAATACGACAACAATGCAGTTCCCGACATGGGCAGATGGATGATCGTTCCACCTGAGTTTGAAAACACTTTAGTTCGTGCAAGTGGCGTAGCCATTCATGTACCTGAGGTTTATTCAGAACTTGTCAAAAAGGGATTGGTTACAGAGTTGCTCGGTATGAAGATCTTCAGATCTAATAGACTCAGCGGAAACAACTCCGATGGGTACAGAATCTTAGCAGGTCACACCAACTGGTGTACATTTGCCGAGAAGCTGTTAGAAGCTGATATCGAAGAAGACCTAATTGGTAACTTCGGATCTGCATACAAAGACCTCTTTGTATACGGTGCTAAGGTAGCAGACTCTCGTAGGCACATGGCTGTCGAGTTATTTGCAACTTTTGCATAATTAGTAAGTAACTAAATAACAAGAGCCTAGTGTTCTAGGGGTAAAACACTAGATACTAGGCTTAGTTATTAGAAAG